GAGAAACGGCCCAGAGGGAGCATCCTCTAAGCCGTTTGTTATCAACTAAAAATGGTTGCGGGGGTCAGATTTGAACTGACGACCTTCGGGTTATGAGCGCGATGCAGGCCTACACGCGGTACAACGCCAACCAACGAAACCCAAGAAAACACTGGCAAATGTCGCTTTCGTGTTGGGCCTTCTTGCCGCCTGTCGTCGGGGCTTCGTGCATAGAACGTGCATACCTGGCCACGCAGACTGACGATGGTGCGCGGATTCATTCTCGCTGGCGCCGAATCGGCAGTACTCTGACCGTGGGCAAGCTCCTTCCAGTTTTCGCAGGTGCAGTCAGCGGCTTCCGAGCCGAATTTTAAGGAGGTAATCGTGCCAACAACTGTTCAAGAAACACGGGCCGACGAAATCACTCGGATCGGCAAGGCCCACAACATCGCTCAAAGCACCGTGTCGCGGGCCATCGCCACCGGCATGTCCGTCGAGGAATTCTCGAGGTTCGTTCTCTCGGAAGTGTCCATGCGCAGCGCGGTGCCGCTCCGGCAGCCGCCAGCCGAAGAGCTGGACGTCTTGAATCTGACCGAGAGGGAGCAGGGACAATACAACCTGGCGCGCGGGATCATGACCGCGATCTCGAACCGCGAAGCATTGGAGTCCGGGAGTTCGAAGAGCTTCGACTCTTTCGAGACGGAAATCTCGCAGGAGATCGACAAGACCTGGAGGGGCGAACGGCACGGCGGTTTGTTTGTGCCATGGAGTCTCCGCCACGCATGGACGCGGCAACTGCAAGCCAAGTACGGCGACCAGATGCAAAAGCGCGCGGGTCTCGACTCCGCGACCGCGACGGCCGGCAACGAACTGAAGTTCACCGAACCGGGAGAGTTCATCCAGTATTTGTACAACACGATGCGTGTGAAGCAGCTCGGCGCGCGCACCATCTCCGGTTTGCGCGACAACGTCTCGTTCCCGAAGCAGACCGGACGAGCGACCGGCTCGTGGGTTGGTGAGAATCCCGGTTCCGATGTGGCGGACTCCGCGCTGACGCTCGGCTCCATCGCGAGCTCGCCGAAGACCTACCAGTCTTCGTCGAGTTATTCGCGGCAATTGCTCGCGCAAGCGGTGATCGATATCGACACGCTCGTGCGTGAAGACCTCGGGCAAGATCTCGCGCTCGCCCTCGACAGCGTGGCCATCATGGGTGGCGGCTCAAACCAACCGACCGGAATCGGCGCCACATCCGGCACACAGTCTTACGTCATGGCCGCGGACGCCGGCAACGGCGGCCTTCCCTCGTGGCTGGACATCGTCAAGATGACGACGCAGCTCGAGACCGCGAACACCGATCAAATCGGCGACGGCGCGTGGCTCACCACTCCTGGCCTCAAGGGCACGCTGAAGGGCATCGCGCGTTTGGCGAATACCATCGGCCTGCCGATCTGGGCAGATAACAACACCGTCGACGGCTACAAAGCAGCGTCCTCGAACCAGGTCGCGAAGACCAACACGAAGGGCACCAGCGGCGCGACGCTGCACACGCTGATTCGCGGCATCTTCGAGACGATGGTCATCGGCATGTGGGGAAGCGGTTTCGAGCTCGTGGTCGATCCCTACCGGCTGAAGAAGCAGGGAATGATCGAACTCACCACGTTCATGCTTTGCGACGTCGTGCTGAAGTATCCCCTGGCGTTCGTTGTCGCGAAGTACGTCATCAGCGCCTAATTTTCAATGGCCGGCATGTCATCGGCTCACCCAGATCGGGACCGGCGCGCGCCACGGCGCATCGGAACCAACCATGGCCTGATGTGGAACCTCCCCTGCATCGCATTGCAGGTCTCAGGCTGGCTCGGAAGCTTCTGGGTGAGCCGATGACATGCCGGCCAGCGGTTTTTCTTTTTGAGTTTCCCCCTGAGGCGGTGAGCCACAAAGGGGATTGGGCCAGTGGTATCCGGTCACGGTAAACACATAGCTCGCAGGATACGCCCGCGTTGAGGCTGGGAAACCTTGAGGTGGCGCGTTGCAATGCCTGCTACCACTGACCACACCTTCACCTGGCTCGCTTGGCTGGCGGGGAAATGATGGGGCATCGGTGCTTGGTTCCAAAGAGGGCGATGGGGCAATCGGGCCACCGGTCTCGTTTCGCGCGGGTCCTTCTGGAAATATAGGTCGGTGCGGGTGACGGCGACGGCACCACGTGACCAACGACTGAACTTTTTTGACGCGTTTCGTTTCGCTTTCGATATTTGTAAGGTAAATGCCGATTTTTGATGGCGAATGGATAAACAGCATGATTTTTTTCTTAGAGTTTTGGGCACGAGGCGTCTCGGCCGAGTCATCCAGGGGCCAAGGGCGTGCCGGCGGCCGGCCACAGGGCGGACCTAGCCAGGCTCACTCAGGGGGAAAACAAGGATGAACATAGCCGAGAAAGTACGTGACCTGAGGAAGAAATTCGCGAGTCACAAAATGCCCCTGGAGTTCAATTCCGGGGAGATCATCGTGAAAGTGAAATCGCGACGCGATGGAATGGCCTACGTTGTGCACGAGGAGATCACGGCTCTAGAAGGCAGTACTCTCATGGTACGCGGCACTTTTCCCGAGCTCGTGCTCAACAAGGTGGCGACGGACGATGACCTGGAGTTCGATTCCGGGGAGATCATCGTGAAACTGAAAGAGTGTCACGGTAGAACGTTCTTTGTTGTGCGCGAGGAGATCACGGCTCTTGCAGACGGCGGTGGTCTCGTTGTGCGCGGCAATCTTCCCGGAGGTGAGTGAATGCTAGAAACCATCACGCTCGACGGCAGGAATTTCCAGGGACCCACGCAAGCTCTTACCGCAAACCAGGACGACTACATCCTCGCGCACCTCCGGGCCGGCGGCTGCATCGAGATCCTCAGCGATCTCGACGGCGTCAAGCGCACGCCGGAACAGCGCGCGAAAGACCTGCTTACGCAAATCCTGATGTCTGGCAGGACTCAACACATCCTCGCGGGCAGTTTGACGGAAGAGGGTAAAGAGTGGACGCGCAAGGAAGCGGATGCAAACGCGGCGCGATTCGGGGCGATCACGGACGCTGGAGAAAAGACGTTGATGCGTTCCGAGATTGTGAGTTTTGTCATCGGTTTTTTTTCATTAGGGGCACCATCCTCGCAGACTTCCCAGAGATCTTCGAGCCGGAGCGAAAAGGTCCCCCCTACAAAGAACGAGGCTCCGTCGACTTCGGAGACTTCTCAGGGATGATTCGCGAGGTCGCTCGCGACGATCCCGGCCGGATTCGGGAAGTGTTCGAGTGGCCGCTGCGGGACCTCTTGCTCGCGTACCTCGGGTGTTTGAGAGCTGCGGCGCGCCGGCAATATGAAGTTGAATTATTGGTGTGGAGCGCGCTGGCTCCGCACCAGCGAAGGAAGACAGATCCGCCGAAGCTCCCGCGGATTCTGAGGAGTTAACCGATGGAAACCATCACGCTCGACGGGAGGAAGTTCCGCAGCAGCCTGCCAGGTGGACCCGGACTCGCAAGCCAATACGACTACCTCATCGAGTACCTCAGTGCCGCCGGCGCCTTCGTAGTCCTCAACGATCTCGACGGCGTCAAGCGCACGCCGGTCCAGCGCGCCAAGGATCTGTTCACACAAATTCTCCTCGCAGGCAAGGACCACATCCTCGCCGGTTATCTCACCGAAGAAGGGAAGGTGTGGAACCGCAAGGACGCCGACGCAAACGCCGAGCGCTTCGCAGCGATCACCGACGCAATCGAAAAGGTCGAGATGCAGAAGTCCATGGCGATGTTCGTCACCACTTTGTTGTCGGCACCGTGGTAGTGCCGGAAGTTTTTGGATTCACTGATTCGCAAAATATTGGAGGAGTGAAATGCCAGACGCACCAGAAATCCGAGTAAAGCTAACAGCTGAAGACGCAGGGGTATCCGCTGCGATCAAGGAACTCACCGGCCAGCTTAAAACCCTGAAGACACAACAGGACACCACCGCATCGAGCTCTCTGAACCTCGCCAAAGCGTTCGAAGGAATTGCCGTCGGCGCCGCGGCGTTCAAGCTCATCGAGTTCGGGAAAAGTGTGTTCGATTCGGCTACGCAGATCGCGCGCGTAAGTCAGATCACAGGCGCCTCGGCTCAGATGCTTGGAGTGTTCCACAAGGCCGCCGGCGATCTCGGAATTTCCGTCGAGGTAGTGGACAAGAGTTTCGTCAAGCTCTCGAAGTCCATTCTTTCCCTTCAAAATGGCAGCTCTCAATCCGTGCAGGCCTTCGGCCAGCTCGGACTCAGCGCGAAGTCGTTCGTCGGACTCAACACCGACCAGAAAATAAAGCTCGTCGTTGACCAGCTCGGGGCGATGGCGGCCGGCACGAACCGCGCAGCGCTCGCACAGCAATTGCTCGGCCGTGGCGGCGCCGAAGCCCTTCCTATTTTTCAAAGCTTGGCCGGGGATGGTTTCGCCAAAGCGCGAGAAGAGGCTGAGAAACTCGGAATCTTGTTCGACTCCCAGACCGCGAACTCGATCCTCGCGATGAAAAAGCAGATGGAGGACATGAAGGGCGAGGCGGAGGGCGCCGCGACGCAGTTTGAAATCGGGCTCATTCCCGCAATCTCGGACGCCGCCGGCGCGATGATGCGGGCGATCGACGGGGGCGGTTCGAACCGCGGGTTTAAGCAGTTGGGCGAGGAGGTCGGAAACCTCGTCAAGGAGGTCACATACGGCCTGATCGTCGACGGGGAGAAAGTTGCCGAAATTTTCGCAGAGATGGAAGTCGCGTGGGAATTGGCGTCGAATCACATGAAGCTGGTCGGAAAGACGACGTGGGAGGGGATCAAGGGGTACATGCGAGGCGGAACTGTCGGCGCCGTGGTGGGCGCGTCCGCGACGCTGGCGGGAGATCCTGCCGGGCAGGATGCCGCGGCGCAGATTGCTGCAATCGAGAAACAGTTCGAGGACGCGAAAGCCAAAGCCAACATCGACGTCTTCGGGGGCGGTACCGGAGGCGCACCAAAGCCGGCCGGCGCCGAGGGGCCAGGCGGAGAGGACTCCTCCGCGGGCAAGGCGCATCTCTCTCTTCTGAAGCAGCAGCTCGACCAGGAACTGGCGCTCTATCGAGAATTCGAGAAGGTCCGCCTGGCGCTGGAAAAAGAGCAGTACGACAGGGGTCAGCTCTCTCTGCAGGATTATTTTGCAGCTCGACGTGCCGAGGTCGTAGCCGATCACGAAAAGGAGATCCAGATCCTCGAGGCCCAGAAGGCAGTCTTGAAGAAAGAACCTGCCGGTACCGAAGCCGAGGGCATACAGAAAAAGGCGAAGATCCAAGCGCTAGACGCAAAGATCGCCGAGGCTAAGGAAGCCCAAGTGTTGAAGCTCACAGCACTTGAGACCGAGGAAAACGCCGCTCTGAGGAAAGGCCAGGAGCAGACTCTGGCGTTCGAGAAACAGCTCGCCGAGCTGCAGGGCAAAAAAGCGGGCGTCGCACAGGCGGAGATCGCCGCGGAGGCGGCAAAGCGCACCCTTGAGATCCAGAAGGGCGCGGGGAGTCAGGAAGAGAAAGCCGCGCAACTGGCGGAGCTCGAGCAGTGGAAAAAACTGAAACTTGCCGTCGCCGACTACGACGACGCCAAGATGAAAATGCAGTTAGACACGAAGGCCTTCGAAATCGAGAAACAGGCCATCGAGATTCAGGCCAAGGCCGGCCACGAATCGCCGCTCGTGACGGCGCAGAAGATCAACGATCTACTGCAGAAGCGTCTCGGGCTGCTCCAGGCGGATGCCGCTGCAGAAGTCGGCGCTGCAAAAAAGACGGGAAACGCGACGGACGTCGCAGAGGCTCAGAATGCCCAGCAGGGTATACAAAACCTTCAGGCCTCCGCGACATCGCTCGGGGCGCAGCTCGGCGGTCCTATATCCCAGGACTTTGCGTCCTTCTTTCAAAATATGGGCAAGGGCACGCGAAGCGTCGCCGATCAATTCCGCTCACTGGGCGCTAGCGTGATCAGCTCCATCGAGCAGATGCTCGTGAAGCTGCTCCTGTTAAAGATTGCGAAGGAAGCGGCCGGCGAGTTCAGTGGGGGAAGTTTCGGGGCGTCCTTTTTCGGTTCATTCGCCGGCCACGCCGAGGGCGGGCTCATCAAGGGCCCTGGTGGTCCGAAGTCCGACTCCATCCCCGCGATGCTTTCTCACGGGGAATATGTGGTGAGGGCGGACGCGGTCAAAGCGTTAGGTGTCGACACCATGAATACCATTAATCGCGGCATAAACGTCCCGGCGTTCGCGCGGCCGGAGTTCCATTTTTCCGAAGGGGGGCTCGTGAGCGGCGGCGCCGGCGCCGGTGGCGGCGACTCGAACATCAATCTCGGGATCGCTCTCGACGAGGGCCTGATTCTGAAGCACCTCGGTTCGAAAGCGGCGGGGAAAGTCATCCTTCAGCATATCGTTGACAATCCGAAGGCCGCCGGCAAAGCGCTCTCGAGGAGCACTTAGATGAACGCAGCCAGGCCGGTTGCAGTTCGATCGAAGCTCGACGTGTTCGTTCGCGGATTCGGTGTGGAGGCGCTCGCGCGCCGGCTAGGGATTCACTCCTCCGCGATCTGGCACTGGATTGACGGGTCCACGTCCCCGCACCCCGCGAACGCGGTCAAGATGCAGACGCTCGCAAAGGAACGCGGCGTCGAGCTCTCTCTCGAGGACGTCTACCAGCACTCCTACGTACCGGCCACCCCGAAGAGTTCCCGCGAGGCCTCGAGCCGCGCCAGGACGCCGGCGACGGTGAGGCCTTCCTCGAGCAGCGCGAGAGTGGACAGAATGACCGGATCGCGGAACAGGACTAGCGCACCGTCCTGAGATGGCTGGACGCCAATCCATTGCGCCTCGGCGAGTTCGATGATGCGCCTCGAGTTCACGATTTCACCGCCGGCGCGACGCGCTTCAATTCCGCGGCGACCAGGCGCGCGAGCACGGCCTTCATGGTCGAATCTGTGTGTACTGCGATAATCTTCAGTTGGCGGCGGACTTCCTGCGTGGTGAGAATCATCGCGGGAGCCGGCTTCTCTTTGGCGCCGTCCGTCATGACTTCCTCCAGCGCAGGCCGACAAACTTCTGCCAGAGCGAGCGATTGAACAGGATGACGGGAGTAAACGCGGGATAGGGGACGTCGTACCCCAAGAGTTCCTTGATGGTCGTGATTGGGCTGGGTTTCATTTCTCTGCCTCGCATAAAGGTAGCTTACATGTGCCTACAGGTACGTGGATATAGTACCGCAGTACTGCGTTGACGCACACATCCCTACAGGTGTAAAAAGATGGTCATGGTAAAGGACAAGCGAGACAAACGGAAGGGTTTAAAAGTGCCGGTCAACGTTCTCATCGAGCCTCAACAGAAGGCTGCTCTCGAGCAGTTGGGGCTAGAACAGCGACGCCCTGTCGGATTCCTGGTGCGCGAGGCCATAGATCACTACCTTACCTACCTCGCGAATCTGAAGAAAAAGGGCTAACCTCGGTTTTGCCAAAATTCGGAGACAACCGAAAAAGGCCAAAAACCGGCCAAAAGGGGCCAAAACGGCTGGTACCTACCCATCGACCGACCCGAGATCGTGGCTCATATTGGCTCCCAGCCTGTATAATTTTTACACGAACGGGTACGTTGTGACTAAGTAACTGCTCGGCCTTGGTTAGGCTGGCAGCCATTCCCCATGCGAAAAGAAAAAATAGAGAAGCCGCGGATCGTCGGCACCAAGCGGCTCGCGGAAATCCTGAACCTCACCCCGCGGCGAATTCAGCAACTCGTCAAGGAAGGACTGCCGAAAAGACGCCGCGGGAAGTACGACCAGGATGAGTGCACTCGTTTTTATATCCGCTATCTCCTCGCGCTCGGCGAGAAAAAAGGAATCCTCGGGGAAGGCGGCGCCGTGCTTGAGAACGAGCGCGAAGTGCGGCTCCGTTTGCTTAGCGCGGACGCGGATCTCAGAGAACTCGAACTGGCGCGCACGCGCAGCCAGCTCGTCGCGATAGAGGACGTCGAGCACGAGATGGCGGATCTCATTCGCATCACGAGGGCCAGGGTGCTCACCGTCGCCGCGATGGTGGCACAGAGACTTGTCGGTGAAACTTCGCGCGTGATGGTGCAGGCTGTCATCGACAAAGCGACGAGGGAAGTACTGGCGGAGCTCGCGAAAAACGTGCCGGGCTTGTGACGGTCCCACGTCTCTTCGCGTGGGGGTCCTGGGCCGGCAGCCGGCGGCCGCGGGGGAAGGCGACCTCCCCATAAGGCCACGCACCGAGGTTTTTTGACGGACTTTAGTTTAGTTTTTCGTTTCGGGCTCGAGGACCTCAAAAAACGCAC